GGTGGGAAATTCTTCCAAGTCGATTGCGTGTTTCAATACGCTCTGCGCTCTGCGAGATGCGCGTGTTCCGCTTCAGGTAACGACTCGACTGAAGACCTACCAGAACATGTTCATCCTCAACGTGCTTCCTGACGATACGGTGCGCACTCGGTATGGACTTCGGGCAACAGTAGAGTTTCAGCAGATCAACCTTTTCAGCGTAGCGACCTCGGTTACCAGCGCCCGCTCACAAACAACTGATTACACATCTATCGGCCAGACGGGTACAAGCGCAGTTCCGACTGGCGTCACAGCGCAGAATTCTGACGCGGGACACACAAGCACCGCCGCGATTCAGCAGCAGACGGGGACCATGATCGGTTCAGGGAATTGGTCAGATAACAGCTTCAATCAAACACTTTCGTATCTGCGTTCAATTGGAAAGGTCAGCTAATGGCGCAGATCATCCCACTCACGACCGCACCAAATCAGACGCTCAATGTGGCGCTGAATATCGATGGGGCTGTTGTGCGCTTGACGCTGTTCATCACTTTCAGTGAAATGGCACAATATTGGCTGATGAGCATTTATAACTCTTCTGGAACTTTGCTCTTGTCGAGTATTCCGCTCATCACCGGGAGCTGGCCCGCCGCGAATCTGCTTTGTCAGCAGGGGTATATGGGCATCGGAAGCTGGTACGTTATCAACTTGGGGCAGGTTCCTGACGATTATCCGAATGCCAGCGAACTCGGTTCAAACTTCCTCTTGCTCGTGGACGATACCGCATGAGCAATCAATCTCAGAACGTCTCGCAGATCGCCAACTTTGGGCAGGCATGGAAGCTGGTCGTAACCACGCCGCCCGATGCAACTGGGGGATCGCAGACGTATACGCTTTCCGAGATGGCGTGGACTCCTGAAACGATGAAGATTGCGTTTGAGGTAAACATTCTCGGCTATTCCTCTCATGCGACGTTCTGGACTGCCAAGATTGAACTCTATAATTTGAGCGCGGATCAGGCACAAAAGTTCATCTATGGACAAGGTTCCACGATTGAACTGAGTGCTGGTTACCAGGCTGGGCCATTTGGCGTGATCTTCGCCGGTACCGTCTACCAGACCATGTATGAGCGTCCTGAAGTGATCGATTCAAAGGTTACGCTGATGTGCTACACCGGCCTTGAAGAAACTATTGGGAACTTTGCGCAGTTTCGGGGCAATGCCAACATGACGCAATCGGCGCTGGTGGCGAAGATGTGCGCGGGTGCCCATGTGCCTATTCCCATCGACCCCGGATCACAGGACGCATTGCAGGCGCTTCCGCAAACTCAGCTTCCCCGCGCCCGTCCGTTCTTCGGCGACCCTCACAAATTCATTGACGATGTGGCGGCGGCAAACAATCTGCAATCGTGGTACGGATCGAACGGCGTTGCTATCAGCACGATGGCTGATCCTGGCGCGGTGACCACGATAACCTACACGCCAACAACGGACATTCTTGGGGTGCCACAGCAAACGCAGGACGGTGTGAATCTAGTGGTGACGCTTGACCCGCGACTGCGCGTTAGCGTTCCGCCCATGCAGATCAACATCTCCAGTTCAATCATTCGGCAACTTCAATTCACTCCGCCAGGGTATCGTCCGATTCTTGACCCTAACGGTAACTATCTGGTCAATGGATTGCAATATCGCGGCGACAGTCGGGGCAATCAGTGGGAGACTGAGATTACGGCCTTTACGAGTGTTGGCGGACGCGCAGCCTACATCTACGATGCCACGAATCCAAACGGACCATCACTGGACAGGAGAGCGCCTTATGGGAACAACTAACGTTGGCCTCGTTCCAATCCAGCACCGGCTTTCGGTTGAATCCGCGCCCATCACTCAGGCTCTCCATCAGTTCGAGTGCGACTTGCGCGTGTCGATTCCGGCTATTGTGGTTTCCTTCGATGCGGTTCGGCAGGTCGTATCAGTTCAGCCGGCCATCAAAGAGCAGATTCGCGTGAAGGCTGTTCCAACGCAAGTGACGCTGCCGATTCTTGACGATGTTCCGATTGTGCTTCCGATGGGCGGCGGTTTCTCGCTCACGTTCCCGATCAAACCAGGAGACGAGTGCGACCTCGTATTCTCCGACATGGCCTTCGATATGTGGTGGCAGTCGGGCGGGGTGCAGAAGCAGCCAGATGGCAAGCTCTACCGGCACGACATCGGAGACGCCAAGGCCCATTTCGGGCTGCGCAACCAAACCCGCGTACTCGCCAACTACTCCACTACAAGCGCCCAGTTGCGTTCTGATGATGGAACGGTCATCGTGGACGTAGCAGAGGCGGGAGTGACGGTCACAGCCCCGGCAACTAAGGTTTTAGCGAGTGGGGGAACGGCACTTCCACTGATGAGCAAGAATTTCCTTGACTATTGGAATGCGAGCATTCTTCCATTTCTACAATCAGAAGGGTACGCTGGTCCACTTCCACCGAGCGATGCCGTAACATCGATATTAGAGGCCCAGTAGAATGAGTACAACGCCTACGATCCTTGTACAACAGAACGACGCTAACAACGATCCCATCGAGGGACCGAATGGGCCTGTGTTCATTGCTGATCTCGACGCCGTTGCTCAAATCATTTATACAACCTTGCGCCTTTTATTGTCAGAATGGTGGGAGAACTTGACTATTGGCTTCCCGCTATTCCAATCACTCATCGGCGCATCAGGTTCTCCGACCGATCAGGCTGGCGTCATGCTCATCATCCAGCAGACTATTCTTTCATGCCCGTATGTGCTGCAAATCGTGGATTTTAGCTTTGAATTCAACAGCGCAACGATGGCCAGCACGTTCAGCGCAGTTGTCAGTTCCGCGTTTGGTAATATTGTGATAACGAATGCGCCCGGTTCGAGCGCCCAGGTGAATGCATGAGCTATACGGCACCGTACATATCTCCGACTGCCGGACTAGTCATTCCAAGCTACGCTGATACCCTCTCTGACCTCATCAGCAACTATCAGGCAATTTACCCGCAAGTTGTTTATATTGGTACAGATACAGCGAAGTACCAAGAACTTTCGATATTCGCACTGAAAATTTACGACACGAATCTTGGAAGTCAACTTGCCTACAATGCGCGTTCGCCAATCACCGCAGTTGGTGCAGACCTTGATAGCATTGTGAAGATGAACGGGTTGGCGCGGTTGGCTGCTTCGTACTCAACTGCTCCGGTAACGATCACTGGCGTCTATGGAACGGTCATTACGAATGGAACCGTTACGGATACACAGGGGTACATCTGGGATTTGGCATCACCGATCACCATCCCGAGCGGTGGAAGTGTGATAGTCGGGGCAACTTGCGAGACAGCCGGCGCAATCCAGGCGCAAGCGGGAAGCATCAACACAATATCCAGTGGCACTACGGCGGGGTGGGTAAGCGCGTCCAATCCCTCAGCGGCAAGCGTTGGCCTACCAACAGAGGCAGACTCGCAACTGAGGGCACGCCAAGCCTATTCTGTGGCCATGCCATCGATTACGCAACTTGGATCAATCAACGCAGCAATTGCGGCGGTTTCTGGTGTCACCCGGTATGCAGTAGAAGAGAACTACACGGGTACAACTGACGCGAACGGATGCCCAGCGCACTCAATCACCGCAGTTGTGGAGGGCGGAACGGATGCTAATGTGGCAAACGCAATCTTCCTTAAACGCGGCGATGGTGCGTTGACGAATGGAACCACGCACGTCACCTGCACAAGCGCAACGGAAACGACCGTAATCGGCTTCTCGCGGCCAACCTACGTACCGATCTACGCGACGATGGTCATTCACGGTTTGAGCGGCTACACCACGGCAGTTCTCACGTCCATTCAATCCGCTATTGTTACCTATTTGAATGGCCTCCAGATTGGCGAGTCGGTCACGTTCTCATCGCTGTATTCGGTAGCGCAGTCGGTCATGCCAAGTCTTTTGACTCCGCAGTTCTCGATCACGTCACTCTTTACGGGAACCTCGGCCAGCCCTTCAGGTACTTCCGATATTGCGATTGCCTACAATGCGGTAGCACAGGGCGTGACAGCCAACATCATCGTGAGCCAAGCATAATGCCACTTTACAGCCAAAACGGTTATGGACGCGGGAAGTATGGCATCGGCGATACGGGGCTGATCTATTCCCTTCCGGTGAGCTATTATCTGAATCTGCTCACGTCCGAATACCGCCTGGCTCCTAATCTAAACTCGTGGCTCGGGGTGTTGCTCTCTCCGCTCAACGATACGACAAACATGCTCATGGGGCTAACCGAATCGTTCGATCTGGATTCTGCTGTAGGTATCCAGCTTGACACTTGCGGAGCAATCGCAGGAGTAAGCCGCACGGTTGGATTCCAGCCTTCAGGTGGTGTGAGCCCGGTTCTTGATGACACAACGTATCGTTTGCTTATCAAGGCTACGATTGTAAAGAATCAATGGGATGGAACAAATGGAAGCCTTCAGCCAACTTGGCAGGCGCTACTCCAAGGCGGAACAATCGAGAACATCGACAATCAGAACATGACTGCCACAATTGTGCTTTCGGGTGCGTTCACTTCCGTCGTGAAAGACCTCATCAGCAACGGTTACATCGTTCCGCGCAAGGCGACCGTGCAGTATACATACACGTTCGCAGAGCAGCCGCTGTTCGGAACTGATCTATCCACCGCACTTATTGCCGGAGTAGATACCGGCCACTTGGTATAGGTGAATCATGTCAACCAATTTCATCCAATGGAATCCGGGCGCAGCTAATCAAGAGACAGACGCGCAGTATCTTGCAGACGCCCAGCGTATCGCGGGGTATGGAACCGATCAGATTGTTCCTTCGCCGTTGCTGAACAAGGCGACCTATCAGGCATCTACGTTCTGCGCCGCGTTCGGGCAGATGCTTGCGGCCAAAGGTTTCACGAACTCGGACGCTTCGGTTTCTGCACTTGCGGCTGTGCTTGCCAATATCCTGACCACCGCAGACCTGTTGCCTGATCTGATTTCAGTCGCATACTCGCCCACGCCTTCATTCAACGCGGCGGCATCCAACGGGTTCCAGATGACGCTGGGCGGGAATATCTCGTCCTCGTCATGCCCAGGAATCACGGCGGGTCAGTTGCTTGCATTCTATTTTGCGCAGGACTCGGCGGGCAGTCGAACGGTAAACTGGCCAGCG